CTCAAAGAAAATATGGAAAAGCAGATTAAGTTAACTAAAAACTTAAATAACAAGTTAACTATTGCAGAAGAAAATAACAAGAAGATTTCAAACTTACTTGCTAAAACAGATATAATTAAAAATAGTTTAGCAGATCCTATAGGTCAAGAAAAGAGAATTAATGAACAGGTTAACAAAATGTTTGGTGGTATCAACACTGCTACTAAGTAGTTGTAGTTGGAAACCAGAAAAAGAAATAGTAACTGTTGAAAAAGTTATAACTCCTACTATTGCTGTAGCACAGAAAGTCAAACCTATTCAGATGTTAGATGTTAAGGTTACGGTGATAACTGAAAAGAACTTACCAGAAGTTATAAAGAAAGTCAAAGCTGGCATGGGTGAATTTGTAATATACGGTTTAGATCCACAATCATTTAAAAATTTAGCAATTAATTTTGAGCAAATAAAAAGATATATAGAACAACAGAACCAAATCATTTTTTATTATGAAGAAGCAGTAAAACCTAAAGAGGAGAAAAAATAATGGAATTCATAATAGATCAACTTGTCACTTGGTGGCAATTCACGGTTGTCGGTGTATTAATTGTCATTGGCTTTATAGTTAATATGTTTGGTGTTGATTGTGATGATGTCATTATTGGATTTGAATATAAAGAAATGCCAAAGCTACAACCTATAGCAATACCTACAGCAGGTAAAGGTTTTTGGGGAGCAATATGGATGTGGCTAATGGGCACACGTAATTGGAAACTTGCAGAAGACTGGCAGTTTAGAATGGAAGGAACTTGGTTTGTCATTCCAGCAGGATTTACTTTTGATGGCGCATCTATTCCAAAATTCTTACATACATGGTTATCACCTACAGGTGTATTGTTAATGGGTGGATTAGTACATGACTTTGCATACAAGTATGAAACATTATTGAAAAAAAATAAAAAGGAAACTATAGGAAATATTACTCAGAAGAAAGCAGATTTAATATTTCGTGATATAAACATTGAGCAAAATGGATTTCATCTATTAAATAAATTAGCCTATTGGGCATTAAGAATAGGTGGGTTTGTTGCATGGAACGGACATAGAAAAGTGAATGCCAAAATAGGAGAATAACATGAACGTAGGCGAACAAATAATATTAGCGGCTAGAAAACAAGCCGAAGGTGAACTTGAAATTCACAAAGCAAATATCGAAGTATATAGAACTATGCCAGCTGGTATAGGTGAACATGGCGACATTACAGAAGCAGTAATGGCAGAACTAGATAAGATGTCAGCAGCGTATGACAGAATTGAAATGATTGAAAAATTCTTTTCGAAAAAACACAATTAATTCCTTTACAAAACTAGTTTTTTAATATATAATAGATACAACAATCAAAAAAGATAAGAGGAATAGAGATGCAACAATTCGTTGACACAAGGGATTTTCTGTCTCAAACTAAGTTCTATGAAGGCTACTCACGCTATAAAGAAAGCGAACGTAGATATGAGACTTGGGATGAAGCAGTTGATCGTGTAATAGACATGCACGAACAAAATTATATTACCAATAATAACAGATTACAACCATTTGTAGAAGAAGCTCGTACTGCATATAAAGAACAGCGTGTTCTTGGTGCACAACGTGCTTTACAGTTTGGTGGTGATCAATTAATGAAACATCAAATGAGGATGTATAATTGTACATCGTCGTATGTAAATAGACCAGAATTTTTTGGTGAAGTATTTTATATATTATTATGTGGTGCGGGTGCAGGTTTTTCTGTACAAAAACATCATATTAAGAAATTACCAAAAATTCAAAATAGAACTAAACAAGCGAAAGGTTACATTGTTGAAGATTCAATAGAAGGTTGGGCTTCAGCATTAGACATATTAATGTCATCTTTCTTTGTAGGTGGAGGTAAATACCCAGACTATGAAGGAAGAAGAGTATTCTTTGATTTATCCCAAATAAGACCTAAAGGCGCAAAAATATCTGGTGGATTTAAAGCACCTGGACCAGAAGGCTTACGTAAATCATTAGATAAAATAGAACACTTACTTCAAGGTATTGTAATAGATTCCAAAGAACCAAGTGAAATTAAACCTATAAATGCATATGATATCACAATGCATGCAGCAGATGCAGTGTTATCTGGTGGCGTAAGAAGATCTGCCACTATTTGTCTTTTTTCACCAAACGATGAAGAAATGATGAATGCTAAAACTGGTAATTGGTTCATGGAAAATCCACAAAGAGGCAGGTCTAATAACTCTGCAGTTATTGTAAGAGATAAGACTACTCCCGAAGAGTTTGGCAAGATTATGGAATCAGTCAAACAATTTGGAGAACCAGGATTCGTCTTCGTTGAATCTACAGAACATACTACAAATCCATGCGTGGAAATTGGTATGTATCCGCAGATTAATAAAAAGTCAGGTTGGCAAGGTTGTAACCTAACTGAAATCAATGGAGGGAAATGCAATACCGAGGAGGACTTTTATAAGGCATGTCGAGCAGCGTCTATCCTCGGTACCCTACAAGCTGGGTACACAGACTTTAAATTCTTATCAGACACATCAAAAAAGATTTTCGATAGAGAAGCTTTACTTGGTGTATCAATCACTGGATGGATGAATAATCCTGATATTCTTTTCAATGAAAAGATACTTGAAAAAGGTGCAGAGATTGTTAAAGAAGTTAATAAAGAAGTTGCAAGCATAATTAAAATTAATCCTGCAGCAAGAACAACATGTGTAAAACCAAGTGGTAACGCTTCAGTGTTATTACAAACTGCCTCAGGTATTCATGCAGAACATTCTGATATGTATATACGTAATGTTCAAATGAATAAAGAATCTGAAATCACACAAGCTATTATGAAGCAAAATCCGTATATGGTAGAAGAATCAGTTTGGTCTTCTACTGGTACAGACGTTGTTGTTTCATTTCCAATATTACCTAAGAAAGGTTCAATGTATAAAGACGATCTATTAGGTATTAAACATTTAGAACTTGTTAAGAAAGCTCAAAAGCATTGGGTTGAAACTGGAACTAATGAAGATCTTTGTGCAGATAAAGGTATAAGACATAACGTATCAAATACTATTATTGTAGACGATTGGGATAATGTAGAAAAATACGTATATGAAAATCGTGATGCCTTTGCTGGTATTTCGTTTTTAGCAATGACTGGTGATAAAGATTATAATCAAGCACCAAATACTGGTGTAATTGATTCTAAGACTATGGTTAAGAAATATGGTGATGCATCAATCTTTGCTTCTGGTTTAGTGGTTGATGCTCTTAAAGTATATCCAAATCTATGGGATGCATGTTCAACTGCTCAAGGTTTTGGTTTAGACTTATCAGTCGAATCTTCAGAAAATTCTGCTAGAAAAGACTGGGTTCGTAGATTTGAAAACTTTGCAAATAACTATTGTGATGGAGATATAAAAACTTCAGAAGGTTGTTTAAAAGATGCTTATCTATTACATAAGTGGAAAAAAATTCAATCAAATTTAAAACAAATTGATTGGAAAGAAGATATAACAGAAAAGAAGTATACAGATGTTGATACCCTCGCAGCTGCTGCATGTGCAGGCGGTGAATGTGAAATCGATTTCTAAGATAATTTCGCCATGTGTGAAAGTCTGCAAAGTCGAAAATCAAGTATGTATTGGATGTGGAAGAACTACTCAGGAAATAGCTGAGTGGTTCAAAGCATCTGATAAAAGAAAGAGAGAGATCGTTGAAGGATTACGAAATAGAGTGTGAAGAATGCGATAACATATCTTATGTTGCTTCAGAAGAAAAACCAAAATATTGTTCGTTATGTGGAAGAAGAGCTGAACCAGAAGAGGTTGATAAACCTTAATAAATAATATTATGTGGTATTATAATAACAAGCTTTACGACACAACACCAGAAGACTTCCAAGGATTTGTATATGAGATTACTGAACTGGACACCAACAAGAAGTATATTGGAAAGAAGAATTTCTGGAAACCTAAAACATTACCCATCACTAAAAAACGTAAGAGACGAGTACGAACGCGTACAGAGTCAGACTGGAAACAGTATTATGGATCGTCCAATGAAGTATGTAAACTTGTGGAAGAACATGGAACCGGAAAGTTCAGAAGAGAAATACTAATACTCTGTAAAACAAAAGGTGAAATGTCATATCACGAAGCAAAACTTCAATTTGACAATAATGTGTTGCTTAGCGACAAATATTATAATAATTTCATAGGTTGTAAAATACATTCAAAACATTTATCAAATTTATTGTAAAACTTGTATATATAATATGATTTATGAAAAAAAGGAAATACTATGACTCAACTAATACCCCCACAAAAATTTACAGATACAGTTGGCCTTTTAAGGTCATTTTTTTTGGACAAAGGCTTTTTAGAAGTACACACCCAAAATAGATTATCTATTCTTGCAGCATGCGAAGATCCATTTAATGTTGCTACATATAACTATGCAGGACAAGTTTGGCCACTACCACAAACAGGACAAATGTGGTTAGAACACGAATTGCTTAGTAAACCTGAATCAAAAGGTTTCTTTTGTGTATCAACATCTTATAGACAAGAACCAAATGCAATACCTGGAAGACACGACATAATCTTTCCAATGTTTGAATTTGAAATGCCAGGTAACATATATAGCCTTGCAAGAATGGAATACGAACTTCTTGAATACTTAGGATTTAAAAAACCAGAAGAAAGAACTTACGGAAGATGGCAGCAATTCTTTGGTTTAAAACCAGAACAAGAATTAGAAGCAGAACACGAAACAAAAATGTTTGATCAATTTGGAACAGCAATGATTACAGACTTTCCGGAATTTACAAGTCCATTTTGGAATATGAGTAGATACGAAGATGGTATAAGATCTAAAAAGATTGATGTTATATTAGGTGGTATGGAAACAATAGGTTCAGCTGAACGTTCATGCGATGTAGATATGATGCGTGACACTTTTCACACTATTACAGATGGTGCATATGCTAATCTTTTATTTGATTTATTCGGTAAAGAAAGAGTAGAAGCAGAGTTAGAAGAATTCTTAAAGTTTGATTTCTTTCCAAGAGTTGGTGGAGGAATTGGAATAACAAGAATGATCCCGGCTTTAGAGACTATATAGGTTTATTGCTGGGTGGTGAAATTGGTAGACACGCACGATTGTTTCTCGTGTGCTAAAAGCTTGTAGGTTCGACTCCTACCCCAGCAGCCAATAATTTACACTAAGTAGAAAATTTAATCCTTTACTTTTCTACTTTTTTAGTGTATAATAGATATATAAAATAGAGAAATTAGGAATAATCCGAAATCTCGCAATTCATGAACAAAGGAGTTCAAAATGAATAAATTTCAAACACTAGACGACGCGATTGAAACCGCAAAAATTACCCCCACAATACAATCTTTAGTTGAAATTGGTACGTACACTCATTACCAAGTTAGACACGTCAGATCTAATACAGTTCATATTGATACAATAGCTGAACGTATTAATGATAAGTCATGTTCTACTCTTGGTATGGAACCTATAGTTGTTTTAGCTAATTACAGAGGTCCGAGTTTACACTCTATGTTAGATGGTAACCATAGGTACAAAGCTGCGCTGAAATCATGTGCATCTGATTATCCAGTAATTTTTATAGAAAAAAATGTGTGGATTAAGTATACTCCACTAGAACTACAGGAGTATGGGCTTATTCTGAATAAACTGTCTGAGCAACCAAGACTTGAAAT